CTTTCTATTCAAATCGAATAAGTGCCGTTGTTGCAGTGTTATCAGGTAATGTTACAGTTAGCGTTTGAGCTGCAATAGTTTTAACTGATCCAAAATCTAATACACATACAGAATAATTACTAGAACTACTATTATATATTAAAGCTCCTCTTGCGGAAAATGTGCCTGTCCAAGTAGTAGGAGAATCAAAAGTTATATACACTACGTCTGCATCATCATCTTGTGTAACTGTAGCGCCTGTTAATGTATTACCCCCAGCTACATACCCTGTGCCTACCACTTCATTAGTAGTTGTATATGCAGAGGTAGAAGAATCTAGCGTTGCATCATCAGTATATAGAGCTATTTTAAATGTGTCGGTATCAAAATCTATATCACCGGCTAATGATTTAGCAACAAAGGTATTAGTTATTCCTTGTATAATAGTTGCCATTAAACTGCACTCCCTCTTCTACCTTTAACAGGTATTCTAGCCTGTCCACTACGATAAGCATCACGAGTATTTTTACCTTCACCTAGTCTAGTTAATTCTACTAATGCTTGTTCATATCTATTGGTGTAGTTTGCTATTGTTTCTGGGTCGGCTTTGAGGTACGTAGCTGCTTCCAACAATGAACCATAAAGTAATACGGAGCTATAATTATCTCCCAGCCAAGACGTACCACTAGCGGCAGTAGTAATAGACTCAGGATAAAAAAAGTAATGAAGCTCAGCGCCATAAGCTTTATCAGGTGTAGGACCGAGTATAAATGTTGTATCATCGAAGACAGCATAATATTGTGGTTTTCCATAGTGAGCTGCATCAGTATCAGGGAATGATTGCCTAATAAAGTTAACGTCTTTATTTATAAGAAAAGTATACTCATTAGTTGTATTATCAATAGCCGCTAAACTATAAGTAGCCAACCAATCGGCAGGCACATTTAAATACTTGTTAGCGAAGTTAATAGTACCTGTATCATTTCTTCTTAAGTCTGGAAGATTAACTCCATTAAAGATTCTGTTCTCAGCTTGAGTTATAAATGTGTTTATATCTACTGTAGAGTATTCATCTTCAGTATACGATTGTATTTGTGCGACTAGCTCAGTGTACGTCATAAACTGTCCTTACGCCATAGGACCGCGAGCTTTTGTGCCTTTTGTTGCTGCACCATTGCCGCGAGTTACTACGCCAGAAGTCTTAACATTCTTTTCAGGATAACCTGCCGTGTTAGGTACAGGAACCATTTGTGGTTGTGCATAACCATCTACCATTTTTGCTTTTCTTTCTTGGTTCTCTTTCATTTCTTTCTCCTAAGTTATTGTTATTGTAACAGTTCCTACTACTCCTGAACTCACTAAATTATTTCCTGTAAACTCATTAGATGGGGGTCGTGCTCCACCAACAGGTTCCCATCCCCATTGTATATCTCTTGATCCAGTTACGTTGTTGTCATTAAAACTCTGGTCAGGTCTTGGATCTCGCACTGCTTGAGGATCTTCTACTGGATACATCCCCTGCATATTCTGTGGTTGATCTGGGTTCCAACACTCCTTGCAAGCTTTAACATTAGTGTTAGTTTTTCTTACATATAAATCTTTTAGTTCTTTAAGCTTAAACTGAAAACCACAAACATCACAATCTGCAATAGCGTTCTTATTAGTTGTAAACTTATTGCTCATTATTTACCTTTAAGATAATTTCTGTCCACTATTTTCATAGCTTCAACTTGATCTGTCATTGTCTTAGCAACTTTTTTAGGATTAGTTGTTGATTTAAGATGACTGGGTTTTATTTTTTTATCGTTTGCTCTTTTTACAGCATCATGTATATACAAAGGTGCTTTATTTTGTCTTATAACTTTGCCATCTGGCGCACCAGCTTTTTGAGCTTTTATTTTTTTCTGTGCTTTTTTAACTTTTTCTTTTTCTTTTTCTCTAGCTTGCTTCATAAATCTTTTTTTAGTTTCTGCATCTTCTGCTTTTTGTTTTTTTGTAGGAGCAAAAACTCTTTTAATTTCATTAACGACACTCATTTTAACTTCTCCTTTGTTTAGCTCTAGTTTTACCACGAATAGCAATACCATCTATCTTACATTTACCACCATGTCTATAGCTTTTAACTTTGCCACCAGCTTTTTTCTTAATTACACCACGTCCCATTCCCGCATTCCCTGCCTTACCTGCCTTACCAAACTTTCCGGCTGGAGTAGGTTTATTCTTTAAGGCTTTTTTCATATCTTCATAGCCTCTTTTAAGTTCTTTTCTTTCTGATGCTGTCCCTCTACCAACGCCCACAGCGTTATCAATTATTTGAGTTGCGGCACCTCTAAGACCACCTTTCTTTTTATTTCTAAGTCCTAGTTCATATGCGTCTCTTTTTTCTGCGCTTTTTCTTTCTTTGGGACTCATGCCTTTTTTAACTCTAGATGTAAATTCTTTTGTAAATCCGGGGTCTTTCTTATCTTTTGTTGATACGTCGCCACCAACTTCATATCCTACTTTACCCCCATTTTTCATAAAACCCATTTTGTTACGCACAGGTGCGGGTAACTTTCCTAAACTTTTCTTTTTATCTGCCGGTACTTCTTTCATGTTAATCTCCTATACGTATGATGTTCTTGGTGCTACAGTTAAAGTTGCTTTTTCTCTATCTTCAGTTGAAGCCAGTAACCACTGCTCTTCATATTCTTGTTTTAAGAATTGTGATCTTTCACCTGCTTCTGGAATCTTAAGCGATAAATAAAATGCTAACCCTGCTACCATGCACGGTAAAAATCTAAATGGAATATGCTGTGTGTTGACCCCTGTACCTGCATCATCAATTCTTTTTAACATCCAGTATACAAAAGTATAACTTGTGTCATTAGGAATGGGCCATAGAGTTATCTTAGGAATCTCTGCTTGTCTATCTATATAAACTTGTATCGGTCTGCCCGTGTCGTTCTTACTTGGGATAGATGCATAAGTAGGATTTGACACCCTAGAAATAGCTATGTCAGACTGAGTTGTTCCAGACCCAGTTCTTATGACTTGGCTCATGAGGTCGATGGTCGTCGCGGGCAAATCGTAAGTGGCTGTACCTGCAACTAATGGTATCTGTCCTTGTTCAACAGTCCATAAGTTTATGCCTCGGTTAGCCCACTCTATTGTAAGTAAATTTAAACTACGAGTTGCAGTTCTTAAATCATATCCTGTTCTTAACTCTGCACCACATCTTTCAAACGCTTCCTCTACAAGTAGGTTTAGATCTAAATTAAATGCATGTGTATTCGTTGTAGTCATTATGCTTTCTTCCTTGTTGTCTTTTTACGCCTAAGTGAAGCTACTCTACGTGGCTTCCCTGCTGGTTGCCCAAGTCTATTTTTTTGAGCTATTCTAGACTTCTTCTGTGCTGCTGTCATTTCTCCAGATGTCTTTGGAGTTTTACTAGAAACACGTTTAGTAGGTCGGCAATATGGTGTACCGCGTTTATCACCTTTTTTTCTACCGCAAGCTTTACCTGTCTTTACGTCCTTCCAGTCTTCTTTAAACCAACGTTTTAAAGCAGCTCCTTTAGCTGTCTTTCGGACTGCCATTACTTTTTACCTTTCTTTTTTCTACACTTAGCAATAGCACCAGAAGCATAAGCACTAGGGAAGACTTTATAACTTGCTTTTACTTTATGATAGCAGGCATCTTTTACACTTCCGCCTTTTTTCATTTTACGAATTATACCCATTCCTCTAGATTTCATCATGCTTTAGGTTTCCTATGTCCATATCCTTTTTTCTTTAAAGCTAGATGTTTAGCCATAGTGGGAGCTTTTACACCTTTACCTGTTTTCTTATCATACATCATATGCGATTTAAACGCAGGTTTTTTAGCTTTAGTTTTAGCTTTAGTCTTACATACTGAACAAGCCATTAGACCATACGACCTTTAGTACGTCCTTTTCTAGCAATACCATCTGCACGTTTAGATGCTGAACCTTGTGCTGATTTACGATTACCTGAATAAACCTTTTTACCTGCAGATTTTTCCATTCCTTTAGACTCATCTCTACGAGCTTTCATAGATTGTTTTTTCTTACCTTTTCTAGCGCCTAATGAATCATCAAGTCTAGCATTGTATCCTTGCTTTTTAACTTTACCACCATTCATCATCATTGCGCGACCAGCTGCATCACTCATTTGAGAATCTGTCATGCCTTTTTTATTCATAGCCATAGCACGACCTTCTTTGTCTTTCATCATACCACCGGCTTTATAACCTTTAACTTTACCACCATTCATCATCATTGCGCGACCAGCTGCGTCTGCACCCATACGAGTCATAGCTCTACCTCTTCGGTCAGCCATACCACCGCCCATCATTTTCTTAGTTTTCATGCTTTTCTCCTTAGTAAATTCTTGTCCTACTGATTGATTAACACCTACTTTATTAGCAAACTCTGGGTTATTAGCCACAGCTTGCATAAACTTCTTTTGTTTCTTAGACTTAGGTGGCACTACTTCTTAATCCTATTACTTGAAGCTTCAGGCTTTCTTGGTTTAGCACCTTCGTCTCCAATAACTTCTTTATTACCAAATATCTTTTGCACCGTATTAGTTTCCCAAATACGAATGCCCATCCATATAATAGTAAATAATGACGCCATGTGAGGAAGCCATGCAAGCATAGTGCCCACAGCAGTAAAGATAGCCGACAAGTCTATTAAGTGTTTCGTCGTTTCATCCATTTTTAACATTTCCATCTTTTGCGTGCTTGTCGCAATCTAGAGTTTGGATCTTTAGCAGCTTTAGGAAACTTCTTCATTTGTCCTGCAGACCTTGCACAAAATGACTTACGTCTTTTTGCATCTTTAGAACCTTTCTTAACTTTCCCTGTTACCGCTGTTTTAAGTTTAGAACCTGGGTTTGCAGCTCGATAGGCTTTTACACCTTTCTTTGTCATTCCCGCTCCTGATTTAGTCTTTCTAAAATTACCAGACTTAACCGAAGTCTTGATTCCCATTCCTTTTTTTCTAGGTGTTGCCATTACACACAATCTCCTTGTGATTCAAACCAACGCCTCAGTTCTTCGAGGCGCTCTTCATTGCTGATCGGTTTGGGCTCTTCTTCCATAGTTTATCCACAGAATACCGTTAGTGATGTTACAGCTGCTGTTTGAGTTATCACACCAAACGTTGTCTGTGGTTCACTTCCGTTAATTAAAATTCCGTCACCTGGTAAAGCCATCTGTTGTGACTCTACATTAGCTGGAGTAGCTATACTTAGTAAAACTCTATCTGACGCTGCATTACCACCTAAGGTTAATGTAACACTACCTGCTCCTGCAGAACCTACAAAATAGAATCCTTTCATTCTTGCTCTGGGTAGAGCAGTGCCGTCAGCAATAGCATTACCAATACTTACATTGGTTGCTACCGCTGCATCTGATGAAATGCTAGTAATTTTAGAGTAGTAATTTGTAGAAGTTACAGTTCCAGTATCAACACCAGCTACAGTTTCAGTGGTTACAGACTGAGATAAATCCCCAGCTACGTATCCAGTGATAGTAAATGTAGCGGCAGTTGCGTCTCCTGCACAAGTGAATAGCACTTTATACCCAGCCCCATTATCTAGAGGCTGGTTAGTAACTAATGTTATATCGCCAGCACCACCAATAGCGG